ATGAGTTCTTGGAATGGTTTTTTAAGAACCCAAGTTGTGAGGAAGTTGAGGTTGAATCAAATAAATGTTTAGTTAAAAGAGGACAGTGTTCATGTTCATATCAAGATATTGATTGCCAATGTTCAGACTACCAAATCATCATTCCAAAAGAAGAACCTAAACAAGAAACTGCTGAAGAAGCTGCTGTAATAAATTACAAAGAATTATATCAAGGAGAACCACTTACTCAAGAGGTGCCAATTGATGCTTTTATTGAAGGTGCTAAATGGCAACAAGAACAATATGAAATTTTATTTGATGAATATCATGAATATACAGTTGATTGTATAGAAGTAGAATTAAAAAGACCTTTACCATTACAAAAATGGTTTAAACAATTTAAAAAGAAATAATAAAAAACAATTTTAATCCTTAATAATTATGAGTAATACAACTAGTATTTTTAGTTTTGACCATGGTCAAAAAAAGCTTAACAAAGCTATTGGTGTTGAAGAATCTTATTTAGATGAACTTCAAGAACAAGTTGCAAATGTCTTAAAAGATTATCTTTTTGATGAAGACAAAAATATGAGAGATGATTTATCACCAAGTTTATTAGTAGAAAAATGTCTTCACGAGTTTAGTTATAACCAATTGGTTATAATGTCATCATTCTTTTTACAGAATAAAATAGAAGATTTTGCAAATAAATTAGAAAATAGTTTAACTAAAATGCAAAAAACTGTAAAATCTATTTCTTTAAATGAAGAAGATGTTCCTCCACACATTAAAGAAGCTCTTTTGAAATTTATGAAAGATGGAAAAGGAATTGATAGTAGTAGTGCTATTAATGGTGAAGATCTTCCTAAAGAAATTAGAGATTTTCTTGAAGGTCTTTCAAATGATGATTAATTGTTTAAAAAGAGAGAGTTGTAATGGCTCTCTCTATTTATATTGTATATTATGAAAACAATAGATAAAAATTTGTTAATAGATTGTTCTTCTAAAAAAGAAGCAGATGATGTGTTTGATTATTTAGAATCACAAGGAGAAAAAACTAGTCGTAATTGCTTTCATTTTAATACTACACGTAATGAAAATGATTGGTATTTTATTGGTTATTATATTTTACAAAAAACTTGGACAATAGCTAAAAAAGATTCTAAAATTTTTGGAGATAAAGTTATTTATGCTAAAGAATTTCTTGGTAAAACAGAAATTAAACCTGAATATGTAGAATGTATCAAAGTTCTTGAATTTCATTATGGTGAATTAGGAAAAATCTATAAAGTTGAAAATTGGAATTATCCAATTGGTGATTGCATGTTAGTAGGAACTACATCTGGTAGTACATCTAGAGATAGATTTAAACCTTCTACAAAAGAAGCATTTGATGCTCAATTTGATATCACAACATCTACAGACATGATAGATAAAGAATTACTAATAGATTGTTCTTCTGAAGAAGAAGCTGATAGAGTATTTGATTATTTAAAATCAAAAGGAGAAATTATTGATCGTACTCATTATAATTTTGCTACAAAGGCTGTAAATCAAGATTGGCATTTTGTAGGGTTTAATAATATCTACAAGAAATGGACTATTGCAAGAAATCATCTTAATGAGTTTGGACAAACAATTATTTCTGCTAAAGAGTTTCTTGGAGAAACAGAAATTATCACACCAACACTAAGCACAACGCTACAGAACAATACTAGTAGTTATGCAACTCCAACAATTAAACAAAAACCATTGATAGAAGATGTGCAGTCTGTTAGTGTTAACTTGAGCACAAAAAAACAAATTAACAAATTAAAATTTTAAAAGATCATGAGTGTATCTAAAACAAAAAGTTTCGTGAAAGAAGTAGTTGCAATTTTAACTGGCGATAACGCTGAAGCAACTGCACAAAAAATTCTTAGACAAGCAGATTCTGCTTTCAAAACACAAATTGCATCACTAACAGGTGATACAATTGCTCTTGAAGACAAATTGGAAGATGCTAAAGAGTCTCTTAGACTTGCTAGATTGAACAATGGTAAAGTTATTTCTGATAGAAATAGCTACATTAGAAATCTATTAGATGCTAAGAATGCTGTAACATCAGCTGAAGAAGCTCTTGAAGCACACGTTGCTAAGTTACAGTTCTTGCAAGAGCAAGCTTCTTTGTTAGAAGACTAATTAATAACTAAACACACACATTTAATACAAGTGTGTGTGTTTTTATTTTAAAAACTATGAGCAAGTATCGTTTTAAAACAAGAGAAGAGTTTATAGATGATGATCTTTGGAATGATGAGTATGACTGTCCTGAATATTGGAATGAACATGGTGATATGAATCACTTTATGGGACAAGACGTTCCTGATAAGTTCAATAGACAAATTGAATTAGGACAAGATTTCAATTATGATAATTGGACATTCAGAGCTAATCAATGCATTCTAAACTCAGTAGAGCTATCAGAAGAAGAAACAACAGAAATTTTAAAACAAGTAAATAAATCCTTAATAACAAAAAGAAAGATGAGCACAAAAACAAGTACAAAATCAGTAAAGAAAAATCCAGTGGGAGACAAGTTCGTATTTATGGACAAAACAGTTAGTATCTTAAACGTAGGATTTTCTACACGTAAAAATGTAATTCTCTACGGAGCTGGGGGCCACGGAAAATCAGAAATCACTCTTGATTTTTTAAAAGCAAAAGGTATTGAACCTTTTATTCAAACCATGGGTACAGGTATGACTACAGACAGATTGTTTGGTGGTCTTGACATACCAACTTTTGAAACAACAGGTAAAATTGAATATCTTGTAGAGAATAGTTTTATGAACCACGAGTATGTTATCTTCGAGGAGTTATTCGATGCTCCTGATTTCATATTAGAGCAGTTGAAGGATATTCTATCATCAGGTGTATTCAGAAATGGTACACAGATATTTCCTATCAAAACTAAATTCATCATCTGTTGTACTAACAGAACTCGTGATGAATTTTCTAAAAATATGTCATTAAAAGCATTAATGGAGCGTTTTCCTCTTGAGCTTAATGTTATATGGGACAACTATACAGAAATCAGCTATAATAAGCTATTGGAGAGTAAATTTGGTGAAGGAGAAGTGGATCCTGTTATTCCTTATCTATTACAGGAATATGCTAAGAACAGCATTGTTATTTCTCCTCGTGTTGCTGTAACAGCATATCAGGTGTATGATCAATGTGGTCCAGAATCATTAGCATTTATTGCAGAGTTTGCTAAGAAACCATCTTTGATTGCTGAAGCAATTAAAAAGTTCGAAGCTACAATGAAGTTTAGAGAGTTGTCTTCTGGTATTACACATATGATTGAGACATTGAACACTCTTCCATTGAAATCAAGAGAAGATGAAAAGACTTATAAAGAAGCTCTTAAATCTCTTGAGATGCAATTAAAAGACATCCAAGGTTTGACAGTAGGTGATGATGTTGCTAATGTACATGCACAGCTTGTTAAAGCAGCTAAGTCTTCTGTAGACAAATTCACTAAAAACTTAACTATTGCTTCATTCATCTAATGGCAAAGTATTGGGATGATGGGTATGACGATTACTATGGTAGTCGTTATGCCCCAACCTATACTCCTAAAAAGAGTACAGGTGGATGGAAGAGTAAATATGGTGGTGGTGGTTGGTCCAAGAGTGGATGGAGTTCATTCTCTTTCTCATGGGGCAATGAAGATAATAACGATGATCTTTATGTTAAAGATCCTGTTACATATCTAACACCAACAGCTGCAGAGATCAGAAAGAAGGTGCATGCTCCTAAACAAACATCTGTTGATACAATCAAAGAACTAGCACGTGTGTGTTATTTCAAGATGATTGATGAAAAAGATTATGTAGCTGAGCAATTCATAGACTCTGAAGATGGTGAGCATCAAATGAGAAAAGTTTTATACGATAGTATATTTGATCAATTTATTCCTGGATTCACACCATTAGAGCAAGCCATATCTATCTATCTTAAAATGAAGAGGGGTAAAGAACATAGTGAACAAGAGGATGATGATGATGATGATAAATTAGACATGAAGAAAGGCTTAGACTTTGATAGAGAGCTTTACAGTGACCCACATATCAATGAACAACTAGACCTTAATGAACTAAGTAAGAATAGAAAGATGGAGATTATGAACCATCTATCTCTTGTTGGTCAGTTTGGATCTGAATTCAAGGTGGAGAAAGAAATCAGTGAGAAGATTGTTGCTAACTCTGATGAGTATACTACAATGATTATGAGAGACTACTCTCAAATTCATATGATGAATCTAATGCAGAAGGTATATCCTAACTTCAGAAGTAAGTTCTTGACTAAAGACTTGGTAGTAAATGTACCTGTTGATAGAAAAGAACAGATTCAGAAGATTATTATCATTCTAGACTATTCAGGATCTATGGATTATGATCAGAAACAAATATGGGTTAATGCTATATTAATCGACAGGTTTAAGTATGTCATGAAGGGAGAAGCTGAAGTGTTCTTCAGTTATTTTGTTAACAGTACAGATGATCTTCATTTTCAACATATCAAGGATAGAGAAGATGTCATTAAGTTTTGGCAAACATTCTCTAATGATCCAAATGGTGGTATGACAGAGGTTGGTGATATGGTTGAGCACATCTCTAATGAAATACAATCTGGAAGATTGTGTAATCTTGGTGTAAATCTATCAGAAGAGAAGCCAGAGATCTTAGTTATCAATGATGGTCAAGACTCTATTGGTACAGATAAATTCCCATACAAGGTGAATGCTGTATCATTAATGTCATTCAGTAATGAATTGAAAGACTTGTGTCTTAACACAGGTGGTAAACAGATTGAGGTTACAGAAGACGATGAAGTGTTTACATATTCTGTTGAAGCAGGAAAGCAAGAGCTTAAATATTAAGGTTAATTTGTTTTATTAGTCCCTGTGAATTATATTTGCAGGGATAATTATGTTTCATATCACTGTAGTTAGCTTAAAACTCACTAGAGTGATATAATAGATAAAAGTTGACATTCATTGGTCAACAACACAACTATTGACACAGTGCCCATACACATGGGAATATTGGGGGCGAAACAGCATTGATTGGCAATAATAGATTTTACAATTCAGCCAGAGAGATAACTGTAAACTAAGGTGAATTTAATTAAATGGCAAAAACACAAATAGTGTAGTATCTCAAGGAGACAACGCACAAGTAGAAGCTAACATGACTGTAGTACACAACATTTTAAATGGTGGTACTGAAGTTAAATCAAATGACATTGTTGAATTTGAATTAGCAGCCTAAATTGAATAAAGATTTCTCTATTAGATTAAATAGAGTGGTGGATCGTTAAGCCTAGCTTGACCCTAAATAAGCTGTATAAAATTGTAAAATTAAAATTGAACAAGACCTGGGGGCAGTACCCAGCGCCTCCACTAGTTATGTCTTTTGCATTGTACATAACTTTTACCATTTCCCTACACATGTCTCAAGTGTGTAGGGATTTAATGATTGAGTGGCGAAATGGTAAACGCAAGAAGTAAGCAACAAATGGTTGTGTATGCCTGCGAAGCTTCAATACACTTACAGGTTCAAATCCTGTCTCAATCACAGCAGTTACTTGATGCAAATAGTACAGTAACAGACATTGGGTAGTTTGCATACCACGAATGTTAAGTCCTTTCCACGCAGAGAAGGAGTTGAGTACTTTATGGTTTGGGTTTTACTAGTGCCAATCTCAACAATTGACATCTCCCAAGGGAGAAAGTCCTATTAAAGCCTCTGTAATGGAGGCTTTTCTTATTATGTATTAATCCTTAATAACTAAATAACAATGGAAATAACCAAAACATGCACAAAGTGCAAAGAAACTAAGTCTTTAGATTCTTATTTGTTTCATAGAGGTGGTAAAGACAATAAACGTTCAATGTGTAAATATTGTGAAAGAGAGATATATAAAGAAAGGTATCAAGAAAAAAGAAAAATTGAACGTAGGTTAAATTATCTAAAAGATAAAAAGAAACGTCTATTAGATTGTAGCAAATCTCTTAAAAAAGGTGTAGATAAACTTACTGATTTTTATATAAGAAGACAAATTCAAAAAATAGTAAAAATTCCAAAAGAATCAATACCACAAGAACTTATAGAATTAAAAAGAATTCAACTTAAAACCTACAGATTATGTCAACAATTACAAAACTAACAAAGAAAATGCTTGATAACTATGAAAAATTAGAATCAGGCGAGAGATCAATAGCTAAAGCTAAAGCACTTAATGAATCAGCTAATATTATTATTAGACTAGCTTTGTTACAACTCACACATTCTATTCCTGCTTCACAATCACCAAAGGTGAAAGTGTTGAATGAAAAGAACTTATAATGTTTATTAATCCTTAATAACAATAGAAATGAAAACAATTGAATTAAGTCCAGTGGAATTCTGGCAATTTAGAAAATTAGCATTTGCTATGTGTATAGCATTTGTATGTACAATGGCACAGGGTGTGTACATTGTAGAAGCCAATATAGACCAACTAGAACAGTTGGGTTATTAAGGAGGGGAATTCAAGGGCTCTGTAGTGGAGCCCTTATTTCTTAAAATTAATAATATATGATATGGATAAAAAAAGAAGATTTGAACTAAAGATGTTGAAGTTTAAGAAAAGACTAAACCAATTAGGATTAACAACTAAAGAAGGTAATTTTAATTGCTATAGAACCACTGGACAACCTTGTAGTTGTTATATGTGTAGTCCTTATAAATTTTCAAGAAAAACCAAACACAAAAACAAATAGACATGAACAAATTTGAATGTAGTGAGTGTGGTACAAAATACAGCTCACCAGAATTAACACCTCCTCCAGGTATTAAATGGAGTGATGGTCATGTATGTACACCTAAACCTGTAAAATCATGAGTGCATATTTATTTAGTGATCCACATTTTCATCATGAGAATATGGCAAAACACAGAGGATTTTCATCTGCAGAAGAGATGAATGAACTTATTGTAAAAAACTGGAATAACACTGTATCTAAAAAAGATGCAGTGTATTTGCTTGGTGATATTACAATGGAAAAGAAAAATTATGAAATCTTAAACAGATTACAAGGAATAATACATGTTGTTCTTGGTAATCATGATGAGAGAAGACATGTAAGAGAGATGTTAAACTATGTACATAGTGTGTCAGGAATGATTGACTACAAGAAAATGGCTATACTTACACATTGTCCTATACATCCTTCACAACTTGAATTCAGATATTCATATAACATTCATGGACATGTTCATGAAAATAATATTGATGATCCACGTTATATTAACGTATGTGCTGAGATGATAGATTACACACCAGTTGAATTTTCTAAATTAATAAAAATATGATGGGATCCTTTAATTGTCCATATTGTGGAACGACAAACGCATGTAATTGCAAAACTTGTAGCAAATACATAAAAGAAGGTGAATATGTAAATACATATACTGAAGATGGTGAAAATATGATTTGTGGAAAATGTTCTAAAGTGTACAGTCCTGATCAAGCATTAGATGAAGAGTATAAAAAACGTAAAATAAAATAATAATGAGTTTATTACAAGAAACAAAGAGAGTGATTCTCAAAAAAGATACAGGAATTGTATCTTTTATTACCAATGAGGGAAGTTCAACACATGTGTTGTACATTAACAAACCTAAGACACTAAAGAAAAAAGATTTTGAAGAAATAATGGAATCATTAGAAATCAAATTTAAAAAGAAATAAAAATGAGAAAATATCTAATATGTTATTTAAAAGAAAAAAATGATGAATGTCATGATTTAGAAACTATTATTGATGCTAATACTATTCAAGAAGCTTTAAATAAATTTAATATTAAATTTTTTATATATAAACGTATAACATCTATAAAAGAATTACCTTATGAAACAAACTAATAAAATTCTTTGGGATATTTATTTAGAACATAATTGTTCTCAAACAGAATTTTGTAAAATTCTTGGTTATGAAAAACATACACCAAACATTTCACAATGGTTAAGTGGTAATTTGGATTTATCATTAGATCAATTAGAAAAATTTTGTAACAAATTAGGGAAAAAACTAACAATTAAAATAGAAAAATTATGAAAATTATTCAAGGAAGATGGGTTGATGATCATAACAACCCTGTAGATAATTTTAATGTCACAGAGCTCCTAGAAATAGGACAGAAGGTGAAAGCATTGTATGGTAATAACATTACATACGATAGAATAAATCTTATTTCTTCTATGCAAAAACTTACATGCAAAGAAGAAAGTGAACTTGCCTATTTATTAGAGCAAGATGGTATGTTATCTAAACTAGCAGGATACTGATGATTGGTAAAAATGACATAATAGGAAAAGAACTTCGTATAGAAGACACATTTAAAGATTCAGTATTATCTTGCAATCCTGCACACAGGAAAATGATAGGACAACTCGTTAGAGTGGTTGAATATCATAACAATAAAGATTATGTTTATGTAGAAACTATTGAAGGGAAACCTAACAAACAGATATTTCCTAAGAGGTTCATAATTGATCAACACAGAAACTACGATAAATCTATTGAAGACCTGATAAAAGAAATGAAACAATTAATATCACAAATCTAATGGAAGACAAAAATTTAGTAGGAAAGAAAATGTATGGTTTTAAGTTTTCTGGTGGTCCAGGTTTTACTTATAGTATGAAGAATTTTATTGGTAAAGAAGCAGAAATAATAAGCCAGACTCCAAATTCATGCACTGTACATTTTGATAAAGGTGTAGGACTATGGAGCTATCCTTATCCAGAAATACTTGATCATTTAGTTGAAGATGAGAGAACAATAGACGAAATTATTATTGAAATGAAACAATTAACATCAAAATTATGAGTAAGTGGTATATACTAGACAATAACCACAAGCCTGTTCTTAAACCATTTTTAGAAGCAGCAAAGTGGATGAAAGACAATCCAAAAAGAAAACAAATTGGATATGACGAACTAACAGATCTCAATGGTGATGAGGTTCGTGTGTCAACAGTGTTTCTTGGATTAGATCATGCTTATGGTAGTAGTAAACCAGTGTTGTGGGAAACTATGATATTTGGAGGAGAAAACGATCAATATCAAGAAAGATACACATCTTACGAAGATGCTCTTGAAGGACATCAAAAAACATTAACCTTAATAACAAAAAAATAACATGGCAAAACTAAACAAAGAAATCCAAGAAGTAATAGACAATGCTAGCAGTGTCTTATATAGAGAAGAAATCTACATCAACAGTAGACACGAGTATGATTATCATAAACTTGAAGCTGCACCAAATATAACTGTTCATACACTATATTTCAGTGATGATGAAGAATGGACTGATAATTTAAAAAAACAAGTTGCAATGCAATTAGTAGATAATGGTAATGGTATAGAAATTATCGGTATTAATGCTAAAAAACATCTAGATTATCTAGAAGCTGAACAGCTTCATATATTGTTGAGACTAGCAAGTAGTCATAGTGTTTATCAAATTGCTGAACCAACACCTAAAAAAGATTTCTAATGTGGATGTCAGCTGAAATTGTATTTAATAGCTATCTGCCTTCAGAATTGGAGGTAGGTATGCTTTTCGTTAACAGAATTTCTGTTGGTGTAATGGAACCATACATTGAGTTATTTGAGCTAGAAGAAATACCTGAAAACCCAGATGCATTTATGAGCAAACATGGTGTTCCTGTAGAACTAGCCATTATTGATGAAGATGGAAATTTACTTGCTACACATGATGAGATAGCTTGGTGGGATGATGGTGATAATACAGATGTGTACAGAGATATTACATTAGATGATATCAATTACATATTAAGAGAACTTGATGGGTACGTTGATATTGAATATGATGAAGTGGAAGATGATTTTGTAATAATTGATGATAGAGTGGTATTATCAATTGCACCAGAAGATGAATTTGATGATTGGGATGAAACATTAGAAGATGGACTAGAAGAATAACTAACTTTGTTATTGCAATAATAATAATTTTAGTTATCTTTGTAGGCTATGAACTTTATAAATTATTTAGTAAGATGGATATCAAATAACCTTGCTATTCCTTTCTGGATGGTGGGACATATCCATCTTACTACTAACATATATGAGGACATATATGAGATAATAGCCTCGTTTGGAATGAACATCATTGTAGCAATAGGCTTTTGGTTAGATTGGAAAGAACATAAAAAATCAACAAGAACATGAAAGAAAACGTAATAATTTATGACACAACAAGATCATATACAAAAACAGCAAGGTATGTGAAAGATACATCAGTTTATAGAGATGGACAAAAAATTACATCTTTTAATACACTAAATGAGGCAGAAGCACATGCTTATAATCTAAATAAACAGTTTGGAGACATAGAGGCTTATGATTTGTTAAATAAAATTAGAGATGAAATAACTCTATATGAAGATGTAGAATTTACACCAGATGTTATAATAGTGTCAATCAAAGCAATGTTAGATAGTAGAGAAAGATTCTAAAGTTTGTTGATAACTTTATTTGGTAGTTTCAAATATGATGTTTATATTTGCATCATTAAGATAATATCATTATGAGAAAGAGTTCAGGAGTTTACATTATTCAAAATGTAGTTACAAATAAAAGTTACATTGGTGCAACTATAGATCTATATAATAGATTATGTATGCATAAATGGAAACTTAGAGTGGGTATTCATCATAATACCCATCTACAAAGTTCTTTTAATAAACACGGAGAACATAACTTTATATTTGAAACACTTGAAGAATGTAACCCTGAATATATTTATTCTCAAGAAAACTATTGGTGTAATATGTTAGATACCCACAATAGAGAACATGGATATAACATTGATCCTACTTGTCCTGAAGGAAAACGTGCAGTTTCTGATGAAACTAAAGTAAGAATGAGCAATTCTGCACCTAAAAGAAAAGTAATGGTTTATACTATCTATGGAGAGTTCTACCAAAGCTTTACTGATTTATATAAATGTGCTGAACATTTTAATACTGCAGCTCCTAACATTCATAGAAAGATGAACGTAAAGTTTTTTAAAAAGAACTTGATTGATTCAGAATCTAGTAAGTTTATATTTCTTGATGAAAATGAATCAGCAGAAGATGTAGAAGCTTATTGGAATAATATATTTAATCAAATCAAGTCAAGTAATGGTAAATATAAAATATATGATTGCTTTCATAGATTTATAGGAACTATTAATTCTAGAAACTTATCAGATACATTAAATGTACATATTGCTACAATAACATCTTCTATAGGAAGAAAAACATATTTAAGAACATTAAAGATAGAAAAATGAATGTTATAATAACAGATATAGAAACAATGGCAGAATACTTTTTATGTCTTTGTTATGATCCTCAGACTAACAAGTATCATAAGTTTGAAGTTAGTAAATGGAAAAATACATTAGATCGTATGGCAAGATTCTTTGAAGAAAAAAACGATCATTACCATGTAACTTATAATGGATTAAGATTTGATAGTCAAGTGATTGAGTATGTACTTAGAAATTATGAAAAATGGCATGAATTATCTGGTCTTGAAGTATGTGCAAAAATTGCACAAGTTGCTCAAGATACAATACACGATGCAAATTATGAAGTTTTTCCACAATATAGAGAAAGTGATTTAAGTTTTAAAATAATAGACTTATTTACTTTGATGCACTACAACAATAAAAATCGAATGGTCTCTTTAAAAAGGCTTGAGTTTGAGATGGATCTAGAGAACATTGAAGAGATGCCTATACATCACAGTAAAACAGATATGACTAAGGAAGATGTAGATCTTACTGTAGACTATTGTTTTAATGATGTTGA